CGCACCGGACCAAGTCGGAATCGGTATCTTGTTTACAGCGGCCTCTAGCCAAACCCGACCAGACTTCTGGATAAAGTCATCCATGTAAGCCTTTAGGTCGCGTTCGTACGTTAAGGCGTCGAACTTGAACCACTGTATTGATACTTGGACTTTCAAAAGCCACCTCTTGCTTTCACCATATCACAGAGTTCTTTCACTCTAAGGTGCTCAGACAATTGACGGTGAGCGATAATTCTCGCTTTCGTTTCGACGTTGCAATCTTCCCAGCATTCAGCACAGCCAGGGGGCCTGACTCCGACTGCCACGCACCCCTCCCAGATCGCGAACTCCATTGTCTGGTAAGGGGGCCATAGCGTTTTGCCTACTCCTGAGCCAGACCAAGTAGAAAAGAATCGCGGGCTTCTTTCAGTTTGTCTTCATCCAATGCGTTGGCTTCCATGACACACGACACAACGCGATTGGCCTCGATGTTCGACAGACCAGCGGAGAGCAACTCTTCCTGCCACTTAGTCCATGTGGTAGGGTCTTCGATCGTGACTTCATCCCATTCAATGTTACTAGGTTCAAGAGACTTGATGACGATGAAAGCCAGCCGCTTGTCACCATGCAAAGACACCAACTGCTGATAGCCTTCATCCTTAGTGTCAGGCTTAAAACCATCCTTAGTTCGGATGCCAGGAGCCTTAGGCTCAGGGCAGATTGCCTCGAACTCGTCCATCGAACTTACCGCGACGGCGCGGAAGACAATGTCTTCGCTGTCCAATCGAGGTAAAACAAGAACCTGCTCGCAACGGGTGATTTCTACACTTCCTACTTTCATAATGTTCTCCAATTAGGCGCTGAAAAGATAGGCGGGGAGTTGCCTCCCCGCCACGGGGATTAACATTCATCGTCAGTCGACCGGGTGACGGTCGCGGAACTGATGTTGCACTTGCCAGCGACCGCAATAGTCGCGGACCCAAGGTCATAGTCAAGACTTTCCCAACGGAAGTCCTGCAAAAGAACATCTTCGTCTTCGTCGGTGCCACACGGGACACAGTGCTTCGCACGCATGTCGATCGCGTAGGGGGTACACTGGTCAGCGTCACTGGAAATCCAGGCACTGGCCCCACCGATCTGCTTGATGGCGTCCACAGGTGTGATATCGCCACCGCTAGACGAGCGGATAAACTCATAAACAAACTCAAGGCTGACTTCGACCGGCTGCTCGTCGCCTTCCTTGACTGTGTCAAGGTCGCCACGATCTCGCAGGTACTCATACTCTTTCTTTTCAGAGTACGTCAGGTTGCCTTCACCGATCTTGACTTCCAGCCGCTGAGGCAGGAATGTGATGACGTCGTCGGCCGCCGGGATCTGGTTGGCAGTAGCCAACGCCGGGGTGAACTCGATGTTCGTCGTCTCGTTTGTCGTTTCGGTTGTGGCGGTGATGGTATAGATGGTCGTGCTATTGGCGGTGTTCACTGTGAACCGACCACCGACCACGGCGACTTCCGCCGGGATGTTTGTAGTAACGACCGTATTGACGTTCATATCGGTATCAGAATCAGCAGGGGCGGCTTCCTCGATGAGCGCCGTTCCGCTAAACCCGTCCTCCAGGTAGATCGTCACGTCTCGAAGTTCGATGCGTGCCATGTTAAGGCTCCTATGGTTAAATTAAACTGACCAATCCATTGTGTACTCGGCGTCTACTTCGGACTGCCTTAACCTATCCGTGTTACTAATCTGTCCGAAGTGGAAGATTCTCACTTCTTCGGTCGGCCCCGCCACGCGGAGGCAACCTATCAAAGTGCCATCGTCGTCTGCGCCATTCCCAAACTTATAGATTGGGATGCCACTTAACATAGATCTTTGAAATCTCCCTGCCCAACCTACAATAGCGTAAGCATCCGCGCCAGCGATTGCCATCTGCTGAGTGAGCAAGATATTTACCGTAACATCGACACGATAGTCACTGGGGCCCATCTCACGTATGGAAGGGCCGATGATACGTAACTCTGTTCGGCTGGCCCGTACAATGTCCTCAAAGCGTTCATCGACGCCTTCAACATAGTAAGGTAAAAGCAACCCGGTCGAGACCGGTTCAAAGTGGGCAGCGACAGACGAGAATATCCACCGCGCAAGGTTTCTCTCGTCTACTGCCATTAGACTTTCAATTCCATTGTGTATAAGGCGTCCACTTCGGACTGCCTAATCCTGTCAACATTGCTGATCTGTCCAAAGTGGAAGATCTTCACAGATTCCTTCTTATTCGCGACCACTAGGCACCCTAGTAAGTCTTCGCCTGATCCCCACTTGTAAACTGGGATAGGCTCCAACATGACGCGTTGGAACTCGCCCGCCCAATCTACCAAGGAATAAGCATTGGAAGTCATCCCCATATATCTAGTCAACAGTACATTGACCATCATCTGTACCTTGTAGTAACCAGCACTTTTCTCAGTAATGAAAGGGCCGGTGAAGCGTAGCTCTGCGTGGTCAGAATGAACTATGACATCAGATCGCTCGTCCAAACCGTCAACATAAAAGGGAAGGCTTATACCACTGGACACTGGGTCGAACTTAGTGGCCAAGGATGTAATTATCCACCTTCCAAGTTGGTTAGGCAGTTTAGTCATTAGAACGTCACTTCCATTCTATAAACGCCATCTACCTCAGATTGGCGTATCCTATCCACATTGCTAATCTGGCCGAGGTAATAAGCCTTAACGCCTGACTTAGCGTCTGGGACAAGGCAACCAAGGTAAGCCCCATCGTCGTAGGCTCCCGTTCCTAGTTTGTAGATTGGGATTCGTTCTAGCATCTCTGCTTGGAATTTGCCGGTCCAGTCTACCAGCGAGTAAGTATCCTCAACCATCTTCATGTAGTTTGTCAGGAGAACATTGATCTCAGTGCTGAGAAGGTACTTACCGTTCACCTCTTTAATATTGGGGCCGGTCAAGCGGAGTTCCACGCTGTCGTTTCTTGATACTCCGTCGCCGCGCTCGTCGATGCCTTCTACATGGTACAGTAAATCCAGTTCGCTGGCTATCGGCTCAAAGTGAGCAGCAACCGACGAGAATATCCACCGGGCCACATTGTCCATATCCAGACCCATCGAAACGACATCGTATGTCGGGTCTAGCGTATCACCCTTGGCTGAGACTGTCAGGCCGATGATGACCGCGCTGCCTTCGACAAGGGTGGTAGGGTCAACTGTGTCGCCGATCGCGTCGGCGGCCATCGTGAATGATAGGCTTCCATAGACCACAATTGGGTCGGCCGTGGTGCCAATCGCGTCAACAGGGGCCGACAGGATACTGAGGCTGTCCATCAGGACGGACGGGTCGATTGTGTCGCCGATAGCCGAGGCCGTCGAGGCCACAGTGACAGAACTCTGAATTATGGTCGGGTTGACCGTGTCGCCGATCGCCGTGGCCACCAAGGTGAAGGTCAAGCCCCCTGCCAAGATCGTCGGGTCGACAGTGTCGCCGATTGCGTCGGCCTCTGTAGTCGTCAGGGACAGGCTGCTCTGGATTACGCTCGGGTCGACCGTGTCGCCGATCGCCGAGACCGTGGCCGAGACCGTGAGGTCGCCTTGTACCACGGTTGGATCGAGTGTGTCACCGATCGCAGATGATATGGCCCCTACTATCAGGATGCCACCTGTGAATACTGCGGGCCCGAGGGTATCACCTACCGTTGAGACCACAGCCACCAGCGTCAGGCTGCCGTACGCGACAGTCGGGCCCAGAACGCTCCCCACAGCCGTGGCTGTGCCAGAGGCCGTCAGAGAGCCTCTCAGGACGTCTGGCGCCAGGGTGTCTCCGATCGCCTCTGCCAGGACTCCACTCACGATGACCCCACCACCAGTGAACAGGACTGTCGGGTCGATTGTGCCGCCGATCGCGTCGGCCCCTGTGGTTGTCAGGGACAGGCTGCCATACAGTACGGTTGGGGCTACTGTGTCTCCGATTGCGGAAACCGTCGTCCCAATTACGGTCACGCCACCACCGGTGAACAGGACTGTCGGGTCGAGGGTGTCGCCAATCGCATCTGCATCTGTGGTCGTCAGAGACAGGCTGCCATGCAGCACGGACGGGTCTATCGTGTCTCCGATGGCAGAGATGGTAGCTGTGATGGTCACGCTGCCTGTCAGCGTGGTCGGGTCGAGCGTGTCGCCGATGGCCGTGGCCTCTTCACGTACCAGAATACCATTGGTTTCGATTCCGCCTACGGCATAGAATGTAGAGGCTGATTTCTCATTAGAGTGAGTGGCCTTAATAATAACAGGGGTGAGGGCCGCGCCATATAAGGTGAGATCGCTGATCTCCCCGTCGAAGAAATTACTGTCATCATTGTCAGTACCTATACGGGGAGTGTTGCCAGTATTCTCCATCGCTGTGTAGGAGCCAGAGCCACCTGAGAAAGTAGACTGTTTGACGCCATCTAAATAGACCGAAAATCCCGCTACCGTACTAGAGCCATCGTAAACTAAATCATACTTGTTCCAAGTATTAGCCGTCAGTATTTGAGGGGTGTATACACCCAGACGGCCATTTTCAGATTCATCAAAACATCTGAAATACACTCGATCGTTATAGAGTAATACAGACCATTCCCCAGAGACAGAATTAAAGTTTTTTGATACTAAAGATTGAACATCTGTCAAAGTAGATTTGGCCCACACAGAGACCGAGAAAGGACTGTCTGTGCTCCCGTTGCCGAAGGTCCAGTCGTCCGTGTCATCTGCCTCTAGGTACTGACTATCTGCTTCGGTGAAGGTGAAGCCCAGTCCTACTTCCCCATACGCCCGCTCGTCAGTAGAGAACCCTACAGGCGTCATTAAGGTGCTGCCAGCACGATCGCCCTGGGTAGCACTAGACGGGTCCTTGTCGAAATCGTAATGAGATATCGCATCAGAGCCGTAAGCCGCTGAACTGTTAGACCCACTTATGCCAGGGTTGTTATAGTACAGATACACTGTGGAATCATCAGAGCCTGAGATGTACGGGACGTTCGCGCGAAGCACAAGCGTGTTAGATGAAGGAACCCACTCGCCAAGGTCGTGGCTAAGAATGGTGCCATCGCCGGTTGTCACACGTATGTCAGCCCCGTCACTGTCTACTTCGTCCCAGAACGTGGCAGGTAGGTCCCGCTCATCTATCAACATGGGGAAGTCGATCAGATTGTCGTCTACATCAGTGTCACTGATGGTGATCTTGATTCGACGATACCAACTGGCGTTATACCAGTCTGAGCCCTCTACTATGTTAATATTGTCAGCGTCGCCAATAGCACTTACCGTGGCGGCCACAATTAAGACGCCTTCCCCGATAACAGTTGGGGAAACTGTACTACCGATCGCATCTGCTTCAGTCGTAGTCACTGTCAGACTGCCCAATACGATAGTTGGGTCAACTGTACTACCTATCGCATCTGCTTCAGTCGGGGTGACTGTCAGACTGCCTAATACGATAGTTGGGGCAACTGTACTACCGATTGCCGATACCGGGGTAGTAGTGACAATCACATTTACGATGTTTGATTCTTCTGATCCTACAGCATAGAAAGTAGATGAAGTTTTTTCATTTAGGTACGCGGCTTTAATGTGCTCGGCAGCTAACACAGAATTACGGACAAAAGCATCATCTAGTTGACCATCATAAGGGAAAGCACCCGCGCCACCGGCAGCCATTCGTGGCAGGTCATCAGTGTTCTCCATGGCAACATAGGTACCATTACTAGACGTTGAGGTGCTAAGTTCTTCTCCGTCGCGGTATATTTTGAACCCTGAATCCGACCCCGACCCGTCGTAAGTGAAATCTAATTTGTGCCATGTGTTGACAGATACTGCTGCGAGGGCCACACGCCCAATATAACCAGATGTAGAATCATCTACACACCTGAAATATAAGTCGTCCTCGTAGTGTTGGAGATACCATTCACCATGCGTCTTATCAGTAGTCTTATTTATGAAATACCTTGAAACTGCGGTGACAAGATCTGTATTAAACCATATAGAGACAGAGAAGGGCGTATCATCTGAGCCGTCGCCAAACGACCATGCGTCAGTGTCAGCCCCAAACAGGAATTCGGAGGTGTTAAAATTCAACCCTTTACCTACTGGCCCATCTATCACATCCTCTGTTTCCATGCTCCAACAGGTCAAGTCAACGCCATTAGAAGTAATACGGTCAATCTGCTGCGGTTCTGAATCTGTTGGGTCGCCATTCAGCGCAAAGTGGGACACAACATCAGAAGTATACGCATCCTCTGTGCTTAGATCAACGGAGGCCGCAGCCTTTCCGTAATAAATGTACAGACAAGTGTTAGAAGTGGCCGACAGATAAGGTACTTTTATGCGGGCGACAAAAGTTTCGTCATTGTCACTCCATTCAGATGTGTCTTTATCTAAGGCAGTAACTCCGTCTCCCTCAGTGATCAGTACATCAAAACCATCTGTTCGTGTGTTATCCCAGAAGGTGGCGGGGAGACTACGTTCATCGAGAAGCATCAAGTAATCGGTAAGATTACTGTCGACCTCAGAGTAATCGACGGTGACTTTGGCACGATAGACCCAGTCTGCGTGATACCAATCAGATCCTTCTATGACATTATTTGATTTTGATGTGCCGACCGCGCTGGCGTCGGGCATTATTACAAGAACCGGGCCCGCGCTCTCGGCACCAACGGTATAGAAAGTGTACGAGCTTGTGTTGTCGTTTCTGTAGGATGCTTTGATATGTGCAGCGGATAGCTCTTCACGGTAAACAAAGACTTCGTCTACCTTACCATTAAAACGAACGGAGGTATCACGGGCACCTATCTTGAAGTCATACGCCGTGTTCTCCATCGCAGTATAAGGGGTCTGAGACGAAGTGTCCAGCGACTTTGATACGCCATTGTAGTATACTTTCAGTCCAGATGAGCTATTACCATCATAAGTACAAGTCACCTTATGCCAGGTCGCGGTAGTTAAGGTAGTAGTAGGGACCCTACCTATGTAGCCACTCGATGAGTGGTCAACGCACCTAAAGTATATTTTACTGTTGGCCCAATGAACATACCACTCACCTCCGTTATAGACGTGGGATTTTGCTACAATGCTACCGGCCGTCGTGACGTCGGCACGCATCCAGAAACTTACTGAGAAGGCAACATCACTTGAACCATTCCCGAAGGACAAGTTTTCTGCGTCCGCGATATATAAATGGTCATCACTACCATCAAAGTCAACAGATTTTCCCACTTGCCCATCAACAACATCAACATCAGTCATCGTACCAGATGATAGCAAGTCAACATTATTATCTGTGCGGTCGTCACATTCTAAAGACCCTCCAGCGTTATCGTTTGATCCTAAAGGGTAGTGACATTCTATTTCGGACCTGTATGCGGCTGTGTCATTTGTTTCCGTGGCACCAGAATTACCGTAATACAGATACAAAACTGTGTTAGACGAACTACTTAATGTGGGGATTTTCACCCTCATTGTCATAGTATTAGCAGTGCTATCCCACTCTGTAAGATCCCGGCTGAGTTTAGTCGTGCCATCCGAAGACGTTACGACTATATCATCCCCATCCGAATCTACAGTAGTCCAAAATGATGCAGGCAAATCGCGCTCATCAATTAGACAACAGAAGTCGGTTAGATCACTGTCGACGTGGGTAGCGTCAACAGTAATCTCAACGCGATTTCCCCAGCTGGAATTATACCAACCCATGTTTAGCTTTCGGTGATACGAATCGTCGTGTCTTGCAAGGTCAACGTCTGGGTATCAGAAACCGAGCGGTTGCTGGTCAGGTCCCAGTAGTAGTACACTTCACGCGCCGCGACAGAAGCATTGTTGTCAGTCAGGACAGCATAACGGGCGCCATCACCGGAAGCGGGGATAGTACCACCTGAGGCGGTCCAGACAATGTCCTTGATCTCAATCAGAGCAAGGTCACTGCCGTCGTCTTCTGTCCACACGTCGAAGTCGGTGCTGTTCGGCGTCAACTCGTAACCACCTGTCGTGTAGCCATTAGTGACCGCGATCTCTGTCAGTTCAGTGAAGGTGTTGAGGTCGGCCGTAGGGGCCACAGCACTCGTCACCAGTGCGACATAAAAGTTATCCGGAATGGTTTCTCCACGCAGGGCCCAACCCAGTACCTTGTATTTGCCTTTGTTTGTCCAACCAGCCATATTAAGCTCCTAAGTTAGGCCACAGTGGCAATCGCCGACTGTGTCATGTCAAGTAAATAGTCATTGCCGCTCGCGGGCAAGTCCTGTGCGGGCACGACGCCCTCAAGTTCGCGGGCTATTACAAGCCACGCAGTACGTTGTTCAAATTCTTCGATTGCCTTGATGTCATAGCGTTTGTCATCGTACACAATCCAATCGTCATTGGCAAGAGTGGTAAACTGGGCGTCCCGACGGTCAATGATAAATGTTCGCATACCGACGTCGTACATCCCACCTTGCACGATCTTCTTATTAGCGGAAATTAGACTGATTGACTGGATGACTTCCCGCTTGATATTTACGGGGAGGACGACTGCGCGTGTGATCTGATAAGAGGTGCGTGTGGCGGTCTTCACACCAGACTCGTAGTCGGTGTCGACAGATCCTAACTTGTATACGGTTATAGGGCTGCCATATTCTTTCTTCATTTTGTAAATGCAATTACGAATGAAGCGAATGAGAGTGTAATTAGGTCTTGCCACGGCCTGAGCATCCTTGTATGATTTGCCCGGACCATTTCAAGAACTCGCTGTTCTGAGCCAGGGCCTGGGTTGTGTCAGTTATCAGCTTGACGAGTGTTTCTTGCTGGTATGATTCCAGGCGAGTGACTCGCTCTTGAAGTTTATCTTCGCGTTTCCAGTCTCTCCAAATGAAGAATAGGATAATCCCAAGTACGGGGCCGAAGTCCCTAAGCATGTCTACCATTTCCATCGTCACGATCTCCTTACAGACTTTAGGACTTCGATACCGTAAAATAAAAACCCACCAGGGGCCCAGCGGGCCCCTGACAGGGTTAAGGTTTAGCCGAGCAGCAAGCAGCCGAGGTTCGTATCAAGAACCTTGACACCACAGAGCAGATCGAGGGTCACGATTGTGCCCATCGAGCTGATGTCGTACTGCATGGAAACACGCATGGCGACATCGTTGTAGCTACCGACAGCCGAGCGGACACCGAGGGAGGTGTTCGGCAGGGCCAAGGGGCGGCTAACGAGCGCGATGGCGTTACGATGGAAAGCCAGGTTGAGCGAGCCAGCCGGGCCGGGGAACGCCAGATCACCATCGGTGACTGTGGCGGACAGCGGACGATCCAAGAGAACCGAAACCTCTGTCGCGCTGACAGTGGTAGCCTCGATGATCGTGTAGGTGTGGCGGTCGCCACCATTGGTAGTGCCGAAAGACACGACTTGACCAACGACAGGAGCCAGACCCGAGGCATAACCGTCGAGCTGGATTTCCTTAGCATAGCCAGCGGCTCGCGTCACGTTGACGTCACAACTTTTGTAGATGTTACAGACAGCGTTGGCCGAAACCGTATTCACATACGGGTCGTTCAGGGTGATGCCACTGGTCGTGCCTGTGAGGGCCTTAATCTCGTGGAGCTGACCTTCGCCAGTGATCCAGACATACTCGCCGACGACGACTGTGTAAGCAGACGTGAACGCCTTGTTACCTGTGTCGCCAGGAGCCGCACCAGCGGTGTGGTTACCATCTGTCGCCCGCTCAGCCGAAGCGACTGTGCGGAACGGAGTGTTCTGATCCATGAACGTGTCGAAACCGAGGATACGGCCGAGGGAAGCCTCACGCAACGCCGTACCACTGTCACCACGCTTCTCAGCGCTAATGAACAGCTCGGTGGCGAGCATGTCGGTTTCCGACGCGGACGTCAGAACCAAGTTACGACCGGCCGTGTAGGCCTTGTTGTCGTTCAACTTCTCGCGCGCGGCGAGCATGAAGTCCTTGGCGTTCGAGCTTGTCATTTCGAGCAAGCGACCGACCGAGTTGTCGACGAACTGCGGAGCCTGACCAATGAGAACACGGTCAACCGAGCGAGCGATCTGAATCGCGGCCGGAGACATGTAAAGGTCTACCAGGTCCTGGAAGGACTTGGAGGCCTCACCGTCCTTGATCGTGAACGTGACATAAATGTGCTGGTCCAGGGGAACCGCAACATTCGTGACGCTCGCGTCTTGGCTGGTGACATTGTCGCTGTCAGTCTTACGCTTGGTAATGAACTCAGCGGGACGCCGCGTGTTCACAACGTCACCAAAGTTGGCGACTTCCATCGAGAAATCACGATGGATCAGACGGGCCATGACCATGTTCTCTTCCAGGATTGCGAGGGACTCATTGGCCCACAGTTCCGGGACCATGGCATCATTGTCGTTGGCGAAGCACGCCAACTGAGGGGTGTTCAGAAAGTTCATGTTGAACTCCTATTGTCAAAGGAATTGGGTTAAAGTCAACCCCGGGTTAGTTGCGGGGACGTAAGCCGAGAAGTTCCGGGTTCTTAGCTCTGAGTTCTCGGTACTGGGCCGAGGTCAGTTTGGTTACGTCAATGCTTCCGCTTTTACCTGGTAATGTTCCGCCACCAGTAGCGGACCCTGCTCCGACTCCACTTACAACGTTGGCGCGGAAAAGGTTACCATAAAGATCGGTAAGCTCTTTCATTCGTTGTACAGCTTCTGCCGGTGTTCTTAGGGTCTGAGTCGGGTCTCCGGTTGTCTCGTCAATGTCAGGGAAATCAATCACTGGGACAAGACGTCCGGTTGATGCTCCATCAGGGCCAATTTCATCCTTCAGCTGAGCCATTGGCTTCAACAGGCTGGTAATTTGCGTTGCGTTGTAGGCGTCGCCTTTGACTGCGGCATCCTGAAGGGACGTCTGAATCACTTGATCCTTGTACATCCCTTCCCAACGCTCCGAGTTGGCTTTCTCAGAGGCCAAATCTGTATCGTACTGAGTACGCTGTTGCTTGCGATCGAATTCAGCTTGCTGCTCCTTGGTGCGAAAACTCTTCTGCAAATCCTGGAGTTCTTTCTCGATGCGGACACGTTGCTCCGAAGCGAGAGTCTTGTCATCAAGGATCTGCTGGTAGCTGCTCTCAAGGGTCTTGTACTTCTCCTGATGCTTGCGACGGTCCTCTGCGAGGAACTTATTCACATCATCCTGCGTGAACTGGTCATCTACCACAGGTGCCGGAGGCGATGCAGGTGCCGGAGGCGCTGCAGGTGCCGGAGGCGGCATGGGGACGGCCGGAGGTGTTGGTGTGAAGGGAGCCACTGAGGGTGCTTCGCCTTCGTAACATGCCAGCATCGGGGTGTTCAAGTAAACCATTTGTGCTCCTAACTAAAGTTAGTCGACCCTACTAATTTTAATGATGTTCGTATCAACCAAGTAAGGCTTCAAATATCGCCAAGCTACACCGCTCGGGATGCCATACATGATGTACTCACTACTTACGTCTTCGCCCGAGTAGGTTGTCCGGACAGTGGCGTAACTGTGCTTGATAGCACGTAAATTCTCAAGTTCCACATCTGGATCAAAACCGTCCAGAAGGGCTAATGCGATTTCCCACTGCGCATACTTAATCTGGGTAGGGACAGATGTGTCCGAACCACGGGGAAACTCAAGGGCTTGCGTCGCGTCGGCCACCATGATAGCGTCCTGAGTTGGCGCTGGCAACACCTTGTCTCCATCGGAGTCAAAGAGCACCAAGTAGACGGGGTTCTTCACGCCCCGGTAGTTTAGATTGTCGATAGTGCGGGCGGCTTGCTCCAACGCCTTAGGCTTGTCGGTAGACGTGGAGTCCTCCCAGGTATCAGAGTGAAGTCGTGCAGCGAAATATGCGTTCGCTTCAGAAAGTGTTCCGTAGTAGGCCATCGTTAATCCTAGTGTTGGTGTATTCGCCAGTCTAATACAGTGCGAATCGTTTGATCCTTTTTGACAAGATTCTCAAAGACAAGTCCGTACCAGGTTCCTGGCTGCAAAACCCATCTGTCTTCGCGTAGTTCGCCGCCACACTCATTGGCCACTGACCCTATGAAATATGTCAGTACCTTATTGGCACCCGTGGTGTCCATTACGCAGTCTTGATAAATCGCTGCTTCAACAGGATCAGGGTAGTTCCTGTTCCGACAACTACTAAGGATAGATATCCCGAGGTCAGTAACATTAAACCCTTCCCAAAAGTCCATTTTTACAGGTTGTTCACATGTGTGAACCGCTGAGACTTCGAGGAATTTGCCTGGAGGCGTCAGCATACACGCGTTGCCGATGGCATTACCCGCGAGAGGGCTCCATCTTATAATGGTTCTAAATTTCTGTCCGTCATGACCTCTGTGAATTAGGGCCATATTAGACTCCTTTTATACTCTGCTAGATCCCTTTCTGAATGCGTTTCCCGCATCAGGTAAGTAAAAGTAAATTGATGGTCATGTGTCCCTTGCATCCTCACGTCTTTCCTTAGTGACCGTGAAACCGCAAGCAGGTTCCTCGTCCTGCGGTTATTCGCCCTTACTCAGGGACTTACCTTCCCCACGTTGGGGCTTCTTCTTGTCTGTTTCGAGTTCGGTGCTTGTCGCGGCGTCGCGCTCGGCCTTGCCTTCGCCTTTGTCCATGCCAAGATCAGAAACACCTCGCGCCTGCCCAGCCTGAGGTGGAGTGCCGGGGGCGCCCTGTGCTGAGGTCTGTGCCTGGAGGATGCGGATCGCGCGGGCGGCGTGGTCGACGCGTGCCTTCTTGAATTCATCAGGGCCGAAGCCGAGGGCCTCGGAAGCCGTCTGCTCACCGACGAGCCCGGCCTCCTGGGACTGGATGATTGTGCTAGGGTCACTGGTCGTGTAATCGGCCGTGTCGACCTCCTTGTAAATGTCTTCAAGTTTATCTACGCTGACGCGTCCCGCCAGGAGGGCGTTTACGATGTTTTTAGCCAGTTCCTTCTTGACAGTGAGTCCCGGGACCTTGAACATGAGTTCGGCGAGGTCGTTAGCCTCTTTGATCCGGTCTTCGTCATTCTTGAGGCTGTACCGGTCAGGATACTTGATTACGGCAACTTGACGCTTGGTTGGGCTGTTATTCTCATAGGAGGCCCAGTGGTGGGCGATCCTGCGCTCAGCGCCTTCCAGCACGAGCCCAATGTAGGATAGTCCGGCTTCCAGGCCCTGGTCGCTCAGTTTCATGGCTTCGGCGGACGTCACACGCTGCCCCAGCTTGTTCTGGACGCTGAGGTTGACCAACTTGCGGATATCGTCTTCCAACTTCTCTTGCAGTTTGATGGACGCCAGGAGGGGTTCCGGAGATGGATGAATGAATTGCGGGGCGTCTGCCTTCAGGTCGTACTCACGGCCGTGAGAGACCCCTGTACGGGCCTGTACGCCTGCCTCTTCGTTTCGGGTGGTGTCGGACGACCCATCGTCAGCAATGTGGCTCTTCAAGTGGGAGCCAACGGCCCGCATGTCCTTCTGTTCGACGTAGAATGGATAGTTGGCCTTCAAGGCATAGGCGACATCGCTGGAGCCTAGGTTCAAAAGGGCCTTCTGGTGATTGCAGACGTCCTTCAGGATCGACCCGCCGATATCCACCATAACGAAGGGGATACGGTCCAATTCCAGTTCAATCACGTTGTCAGGCGTTGTGAGGTCGCCAGAGGGGGTGATAGGGTTGTTCTGGTCGTCGTAGAACATCATGTTGACTTTGCCGGTCGCTTCGTTGAGCCAGACCAGGCGGAAACGGGTATAAGTCCCTGTCGGCAGTTGGACACCGTAGTTCAACATAGAATTGTAGTCGACCCCGATATCTCGTAGCAGGACCGCGCTGAACTCGCCCGGTCGGGAGGGTTTTGATACTGACCAGGCCAGAATGTCTTCGACACAGTAGTTGTACACATACGGCCGGGCGTCCTTGACGTCGGCCAGGGTGGGGCCCTCGGACTGGGGGGCATCAACGTACACACCGCTGCGGCCCATGATAAGGGCTTCTGTGAGGACTTCGATGCCGATGAAGCTCTGCATGGACGCGCCATTGTTGTCGACGCCTCCGTCTTCGCCTGCCACGGCTTTCATGTAGTCGCTGGACCCGTCCCGACGCACAACGTCGCGCAGTCGCTGGAAAATAGAGTTTCGGACGTCCTTCAGAGCCGACTTGGCGTAAGCAGGGATTGGGGTGTTGGCTGAACGAGTCTTGAAATCTTCGGTCGTCTCCCGGTCGCTGAACTTGGTAAGGTACTGCCGGAGGTATTCGGCCCCACCATTGTAGCACTCTCGCCAATCGTTCCAATAGAGCGAGTCGTTCACGTAGCGAGGGCTACGCACGTCAATTACGCGGGTCTTGTTGGGTACGTTCGGCATGTGTTCCTCTATATTACTTTCTCTGTCACGTCGCCTGTAGACACTACTCCGGCCGCTAGCGATAATGCCATCTCGGCGTAGTTCAGCGCGTGTGCAAAGTGGTCAGGGCCAGTATTAATGTACACGGCCCGGGGGTTTCCATTTTCATCCTTCTCGTAGGTTCTTACGAGGTTCTTCGTGTGTTCCCTGAATTCGAGCGACACATCGGCGGGCAGAAGGATTCGGTCAGAATGGAAACGACCCAATGAGGCGTCTAACCAATTTGTCCTGTCCACGGTGATGATAGGGGCGCCGCCGTCGGCTTCAGACTCCTGTAGTTCCTTCCCTGAGACTCCTCTGCGGTACCGGCACAAATATGCGTACCCTGGGAACCTCCTGGCAAACCTTCTGGCATCATTGATCTGAGGGTCGGCGTCAATGACACACGCCAGGACCTGCCACTCCCTCATAAACTTGTCGAGGTCCTTAAATTCATCGGCGGGGACTTTACCCTCCCACAGCAACTTGGCCCGGGCCCCTGCGTTAATGTCTATCCCTGAGCCGGATGTGTCGAACTCCACCACCACGATGTGGTTCCACTTGCCTTGGTCAATGCCCATGGTGATAAGCCTTGAGCCTCCGACCGCTGGGCGGGGGTCCTTCTTTGTATACCGTCTGATGGAGTCCTCTAACTCTCCGTCCGTGACCTGTCCGCCGTCAGGGATGTAAGGTTCACCTAGTTTCGAGTTGTGGAACTCGACCTGTGCCGCTTCATCACCTAACCCGCGAAAATATGCTTGGGCCACTTCGCCCGGGGAGATGGCGTAACTGTACATCTGGTTGATATAAAAACTTCTGTGGTCTTCGTCGCACTTGGCGGTGACTTCCCAACGGGAATTTCCACCAGGGAGCCACAGATGTTTTTTCTCGTGGTCCAAGCGTCTCTTGCATTCTTTGCATTGGATGTACGATTCCTTGACCTTAGGGTCTGTTATCGCTTCACCTTTGATCACTAGGCACTCAGGATAGATCAATTCTGTCGGCTTGCCGCAGAGTGGGCAGTCGAAGATGTAATGCTCCTGAGAACCTTGCAGATACAGCTTGTGGATACCCTTCTTGGGTACCGTAGGGGTCGAGATGGACCAGACCGATTTCTCCTTGTGCCCCGATAAGCGTTCGAGGGCAAGCCAGATCTGTTTTTCGTTCATCTCGTCAAGTTCGTCGAGGATCAGCACAGCCACTGGAATTGACTTCAAGTTGCTGTCGCCTCTGGAACCCCGGATGTAGAGGTTTACGCCTCCCGCTTGTTTTAGGCCTACAGTGTTTGTGTCTGTAAACAACCCGCTCAAGTAATCACTGTACAGTAGAGCGGTGTTGAAACGTGACTTTGCGAAGTCACTTGCATTGATCGCAGTTGGTAAGACGTATAACACGTCCTTCTTCAGCACATCGATTGTGTAGAACGCGCGGTTGATGGCAATCTCTGTCATCCCCATCTGCGCGGCCTTCATCGTCGTGTTGAAGACTGCTGTTGAGTCGTGTATCTCTTGGCACCATGGATGGTGCAGGAAACGGTACGGGCCCGGGAGAGGTTCTCCCATCACTCTACGATGCTCAGCCCACCTTGAACAGGTGGTCAAAGTCCTAGAGATCAGCCCCATCGCCAATCGTTCCTTGAGTTCGGCTAATAAGTCTGTCATTATTCATCATGCCACCATTACGCCCACAGCGTGCCTGAAGTTGATGTGGTATGCACTGACGTCTATTGTTACAGGCTCGCTCGCCACCCCGTTTAGCATTGGGGTGACGATCATCTCTACCGTGTCATCTGACACGTTGACTGTCTGGCACCGTTTGGTACAAATGAAACGCGTTTCGCCAGTGCTTAAAACACATTCAATGTTGAAACAGTCTGCTGGTTTATCTGGGAGGCGGATAGATAACACGTTACTTCTTAACCTTCTCCACCTTAGGCTTCTTAACTCCTTGGACCGGCGGAGACGGAGGACCTGAGGTCTTCGCGGCATAATCTGCGGAGAAATCTTCAGCAGATCGATACACCTTGCGGTCGATGACTACGGGCTCGGGCTCGGGCTCGGGCTTAGGCTCGGGCTTGGGCT